GAAAATCGTTTGGTAGAAAGTATCTTAGCCTATGCTGCCGCAGATGCTGGTAAATTATGCCACGATTCAGAAAATGAAGTAGAAATGACGCATGATGAAGTGGAAGATGCCTTTAAACGAGGTAAATTAGTAATCATGTTAAATTCAAAAATGTATATTCCAACTTCTTATGAAAAGGAAACTAATGCTGCTAAAATCACATGTGTATATTGGACTGGATCAGCAGCCGCTGCATATACATTCTACTCAAAAGAAAAAGAAGAATAATAAGGAGGACCATATATGGAATACGATTTCGGTGGATATGCCACTAAGAATGATATCGTATGTACTGACGGACGTATTATTAGAGCTAATGCTTTTAAACACAATGATGGAAAAAGAGTACCAATTGTATGGCAACATGATTATAGTACCCCAGAAAATATTTTGGGGTATGGTATATTAGAAAATCGTCCAGATGGTGTATATATTTACGGTTCATTCAATGATAGTAATATGGCCAAAATCGCAAAACATAATGTTGAGCATGGTGATATTACATCTATGAGTATTAAAGCCATTCAATGTAGACAAAATGGTAATGAAGTATTACAGGGTAATATAAAAGAAGTAAGTCTAGTTGTCGGTGGTGCGAATTCAGGAGCAAAAATTGATACCATAATTAAACATGACGATTCTGATGAAATGGAAATGATTATTTCATTAGGAGATTCTGGTTTAGATGTATTTGTACACGACTTCGATGAATCTATCTACAATGATCCAGAAGATGATATTGAAGATGAAGATGATGAAGAAAAAGATAATGATGACTTAGAAGATGATATCGATGATGAAAAAGATGTTGATGACTTAGAAGATGATATCGATGATGAAAAAGAAGAAAAGGATTTAGAAGACGATATCGATGATGAAGATATCGAACATGCTGATGAACAAAAAACAGTAGGTGATATCTTAAATGATTTCTCTGAAGATGAGAAAAATGTAATGTATTTTATCATTGGTAAATATTTAGATGAGTCTGAAATCGAAGTTGAGCAATCAGACGAATCAAAAACAAAAAATCAAAATGGAAAAACTAATAATACATCAGATAATGCTGATTCTAATAAAACTGTTGGTGACATTATTGATGAAATGTCAGAAGAAAAGCGCGATGTGATGTATTATATTATCGGCGAAGTTTTATCAGAAGCCGGTGTGGATATCGAAAATATTAAGAAAGATGAGGTTGAACACAGTATGAAAAAAAGAATTTTCGAAGATAAAAATGGTGAAATTATTCACGATAATGAAGAAGGTAGTGTATTATCAGGTGATACATATGTATTAACACATGATGATGAAGTTGCCATCATGAATTTAGCTAAAAAAGAAAAAACAAGCTCTTTCCAAGAAACAGCAAAAGATTATTTAAAATCTAAATATGGTTTAGATGATGATTCATTCGCACATGGTGTATTTAGTGAAGGGGATTTAGAATACTTACATCCTGATTACAAATTAGTAAGAGAAGGAGAACCAGAAACATATGCTTATAGCCAAGCATGGGTTGAAGCTATCATGAATAAAGTTGGCAAATCTCCAAAATCAAGATTAAGAGTTCGTATCATTGATGCTAAAACAAAAATGTTAAAGGCAAAAGGATATATCAAAGGTAAAGCTAAAACAAACATTGGAAATGTTAAATTACTTAACCGTACAGTAGATCCTCAAACGGTTTATGTTAAAGATGAAATTCATCGTGATGATGTTATCGATATTACAGATTTTGATATTGCAGTTTATGAAAACAAAATCTTACAAATGATTCTTAAACAAGAATTAGCTTTAGCATTCTTAGTTGGTGATGGTAGAGATGAAGGAGATCCAGATAAAATCTATGAAGAACATATTAAACCTATCTGGACAGATGACGAAATCTTTACAATTCATAAAGATTTAGATCTAGAAGCTATGAAAGCAAAATTACAAGGTACAGAAACTAACAAATATTTCGGTGAAGATTTCATCTTAGTTGAATCATTCATTGAAACTTTAAGAATGGCTAGAATTGATTATAATGGTTCTGGTGACTTAGACATGTTCTGTACACCAACTATTGCTAATAAAATGATGTTAGCTCGCGATAGAAATGGTCGTAGAATTTATAACACAATGGATGAATTGAAATCTGCATTAAATGTGCGTAACATTTATGAAGTTGAATTATTAGATGGATTAGTTCGTACTGATGGCTCTATGGTTAATCATAACTTACATGCTATCTTTGTAAACTTTGCAGACTATGAAACAGGATCTAATAAAGGTGGTCAAATCACTTCATTTGAAGATTTTGATATTGACTTCAACCAATTAAAATACTTAAAAGAAACTAGATTATCTGGTATGTTAACAAGAATTAAATCTGCTATTGTTATTGAAGAAAAACAAGGATAATTCAAAATGAATAAATGGTCTGGTGTTATTGGATTTAACATCTTTGATGAGAGTGACGAAGATAATGATGGAGTCTATATACCAAAAGTAGTTGAAAAGAAATATCGTGGAGATATTTTAAAAAACTACCGTAGACTCCAATCTACAGACCAGAAATTTGACAATATAGTAATCAGTAATCGTATTAGTATATTATGTAAAGATTCCTTCTTACAAAGTAATATTAATAATATGATATACGCCACCTATAAAGGAGCTAAATGGAAAATTTCTGATGTAGAAGTTGAATATCCTAGAGTAATACTAACATTAGGAAGTTGTTACAATGTTTAGTAGACGTAAAGAATTTAACAAAAAATTACAAGCTATTTGTCCAAATGTATATTTTCAACCGCCTGATAATTTAACAATAAAATATCCGGCGATTATATATAGTTATGATGAAACAGATGACAAATACGCGAATAATGAAAAATATGGTAGTATTCCAGGATATCAGGTTATTGTCGTTGATAAAAATCCAGATAGCACAATAGCAAATCAGATTAATAGATTACCAAGATCTAGCTTTGTTAGAGAATTTAAAAAAGATAATTTGAACCACTATATCTATAAGATATTTTATTAAGGAGGAATAAAAAATGGCAAAATTAGTATGGGACCAACAAGGTAATAAATATTATAAAACTGGTGTTGACAGAGGTGTATTATATCCATTAAAAAGTAATGCATATGAACAAGGATATGCTTGGGATGGTTTAAGATCCGTTAACGAAACTCCATCAGGAGGTGAACCAACTGACTTATATGCAAATAATGCTAAATATGCTACTTTAATGTCAACAGAAGGATTGTCAATCACAATTGGCGCTTATATTTATCCTGATGAATTCGCAGCATGTAATGGAGAAGTAGCACCAACCGGTGTTGACGGAGTATCATTAGGACAACAAACAAGACAAGCGTTTGGATTTGCATATCGTACATTATTAGGTAATGATACACAAGGTACTGAAGCAGGATATCAATTACATTTAGTATATAACTTATTGGCATCACCTAGTGAAGTATCAAACGAAACTATTAATGATTCACCAGCAGCTGCTGAATTATCTTGGGAATGTACTTCTACACCAGTTGCTTGTACAGGTCATAAACCAGTATGTAAAATCACAATTGATTCTAGAGCTGCTGATCCAACTAAATTAGCAGAGTTAGAAAAAGCTTTATATGGTGATGAATCAAATGAAGCTAGATTACCATTACCAGATGAAGTAATTACAATGATGACATCAGGAGAATAAATATATAAAGGAGATTGAATATTATGTATAAAAAAACAGTTAGATATAAAGATTTTGGTGGGAGAGAAATCACAGAAGATTTATTTTTCAATTTAACAGAAGCTGAAATGATTGAGTTACAATGGGCTAAAGATGGCGGTTATGCAGAATGGGCACAAAGAATTATCAATGCTAAAAACGATTCTGCAATCATGCAAGTATTTAAAGAATTATTATTAAAATCTTATGGTGTAAAATCAGATGATAATAAATACTTTAGAAAATCACCAGAAATCACAAATGATTTCTACTGTTCTGCAGCTTACAATGCTGTATTTATGGAACTAGTATCTGATGAAAAGAAAGCTGTTGAATTCTTCAAATTAATTATCCCAGAAGAATACCAAGAACAAGCAGAATCAAAAATGATCGAAGTTAAAGAAACTGGAATTAACTAAAATGTTAATCATAAATGTACCGAGAGGTGAATTTTGGGATCCGAAAAAGAATGAGTTCATTTATACGGAACCCTGCTCTATTAAGTTGGAGCATTCCCTCTCTTCTATTTCAAAATGGGAATCCAAATGGGAGAAATCATTTTTTCTAGAAGAACCAAAAACTCAAGAAGAAACTTTTGATTATATTAAAGATATGTTATTAGATGAAGTTGACGATTTGACATTGAAATATATTTGTTTAAATAAAGATGTTTCTGAACGTATTGAAAAATATATTAATATGCCAATGACAGCAACTAAAATAAACAACAAGGGTAATAACAATAGAACGAGTAAAAGTTATGTAACCTCAGAGGTTATTTATTTTTGGATGATTACTCTAAATATACCACTGGAATGTGAGTATTGGCATTTAAATAGATTATTAACATTGATACGAGTTTGTGAAATAAAATCTCAACCACCTAAGAAAATGTCTCAACAAGACGCTAGAGCATATCAAGCAAGAATAAATGCTGAAAGAAGAGCAAAAATGAAAATGAAAGGATGATGTTAATGAGTATTACTGTATTTTTATCTGCAGGGCATGGTGGATCTGATCCAGGTGCCGTAGCATATAATTTAAAAGAAAAAGATATTAATCTAAACACATTATTAGCTTGTAATGACGTATTATTGGAACATGGTATTAGAACAGTATTATCTAGAACAACCGATGAAAATGATCCAGTCGGTGAAGAAGTAAGAGAGGCTAATGCTTCTAATGCTGCGTTAGCAGTTTCTTTCCATGCTAATGCAGGAGAAGGAGATGGGTTCGAAGCTTATTGCTGGTCATCTAACGCCGCTAGCAAAAAGTTAGCACAATTATGTGAAAAATATGTTAAAGAATTAGGTCAAAATTCTAGAGGTGTAAAATCCGGAAATCATTTATATTTCATTAAAAATACAAAAATGACAGCTGTATTATGTGAATCATTCTTTGTAGATAATGATACTGATAATGATATTGGTGATACTATTGCGGAACAAAGAGCGTTTGGTGTAGCTTATGCAAAGGCTATCTTAGAATATTTAGGTATTACATATGGTCAAGATACAGTAACTGGAACACCTATTGTTACGCAACCAACTCCAGGTAAACCAGCTGGTTATGATGAAT